TAATACTTGACTGCTCTAACCACCCAGCCTTCTCGAACTTAATTAACATCCATCAAAACACTCCTCCGGGCGATGTAATATCAAAATGGGGGCACTCCCTATTCAACAAACGCTTTGTAGAACTAAACCTTAAATTTATAAAGCCAGTAGAGACCGTAATTAGAATTTGTTTCGACTTAAGAACACAGGCAGCTTTAGCAGACAGTATCGTTCAAGCGAAATCAGTATATCTCCAGTCAAGTGAGTATGGGAACAGTATCGCTGAGGGCATGGACAAACCGAAAATAATAATTGAGATTCCTCCACAAACGAAAATCGCTAACTGGGATTCAATGTTACTGACTCAAATATCAATTAGAATGAAGAAAGACGGTATAGGTAGAAAGTCGGCAAAAGACGCGGCAAAGCAACATCTGGCTAGAATTAGAGAGCTTACAGATACTAGGATGCCATAATAAACAAACGTATCCACCGCATCTGGGAACGTCAAAGTACCAAGCCCCTCCGCGTATTAACCGACCCGCTGCACTGCATAAACCAGCGAAGGGGCGAATCCAGAACTTATTAAACCGTAAGCAGAGTCAACTCATGCACGGACTGAAATCACAGCCTAATATTTTCGAAGTTAAAGCGTAACTTCTTTAAGTATTACGCCCAACTGAGTAGCTGTATTTTAATTGCTTATGAATACCGATGCGTTTCCTGGCACAGACGTTGGCCCGTGGGTGTGAGCAGCTAACTGGGTGTTCATATGTTGCACCAAGTCGAGCAAATCACACACCACTTGGAAGATGTTCACACTCTCAGACCCTACGTGGCTTTTGGGAGCAACTAACCGCTGACAGACTGCCGCCAGGCTCTCGCGCATCCCCTGAATCCGTTCCTCCATATCCCCACCCACTGTGGCGTTATGTTTCTGCCCCACCACCAAGTTAAGGTCGCGACCGGTGGCCTGGTGTAGATCATCCACCGCCGCTAGGCTCGCAGAACCTCCCGACAACAACTTGAGCGCCCCCAACGCCTCGATCTTCTTGATCCCACCCACCGACTCGGTTGAATGGTCGTCCACCGTCCTGGTGTGACTCTGGAAGCTCTCGGTGTTCTCCATCGCCTCCACTTCCCGCTGGACCGCCTTGTCCTGGATCTTGCCGTCCGTTTGGCGTAGCCAGTTGCCGTCGGCGTCGACGCGCTGTTGACAGGCTTCGCTGTGCTGCCACACCTGATCACCTTTCGGCACGCTTGGCAGGGTCAGTCCGTGGGGCAGTACCGTCTGGATATAGGGCTTGTGCGGCAACCCGTACGCAAAACACACCACAACCGTAGTGCCCTCCTCCGGGAAGGCGTAGAAGCCCATTTCATCGCCACCGACCGGCACCGGTAGCGGCACACCGGAAAGTACAGGCAGCGTGGAGTCGATCTCGCCGTCAGGGCCAAGCACCTGCAGGTTCACGCCAAAGCGCGGTCGGAAGTCGTCACAGACCCCGGCGCCGGCAGGTGCATCAGGTACGGCGATCACCTTGGCGAATCGTGGCAGGTGATAGCCACCGGTGAGTTCAGGGAACTGGCGCTCTACCGCTCGTTTTATTGCGTCTTCCATTTCAATGCCATCTGAGTGCCGGCCAGCGTCACCGAAGTGACCCGCTCGCCTTGGTTGATTGTCGCGCCTGGGCGCATGCCTGGGAGCGCCGCGATCATGGCGCTCTGGTTGTCCTGGTAGCCGTCGAACAGCTCGGTGGGCAGGCGCAGGGGCGCACGGGCGCCGAAAAAGCTATCGACCCATTTGCCCACGAACACTTCACCGTTGCCCTGTTGCTGCCAGATCAGGTCGTCGATAGAGAAAACCCGGGCCAGGCTGTCCATTGCCTGGTAACCGGTGGCCAGGCTGTAGAAGAACGGAGCTTTGACCCGCGTGTATGAGCTGTCCGGCACGCGAAATTTCAAACCGGTGTGCTTGCTGATCTCTTCAAGCACGGCGCGCAGATCGACGTGACGCAGGTTCAGCGGCAGTGGCTTGGCCAGGATCGCGGCCAGCTCACGGCAGAACAGCACCTGCTGCTGGGAGTTCGCCGCCGTGCAGCGCTCCACGTAACCGATGAAGTGGCGCTGCAGCATGCTGTCGTTGTAGCCGATGTCCAGAGTCACCAGGCCCTTGAGCGGTGCCGACGCCTGGACTGTGAAAGATGCCCGGCCGGGGCTTCGCAGCTCCAAGCGGACATCCTCTTTGACCAGGGCAACGGATTCACCGTTTATGGGCAAAACCTTGTGCAGTTTTAGGCTCATTGGCCGCTCCCCAGCCAGTCAGATGGCACGCACCCAAGGCGAACTCAGCGAAACGGATGCCGCCGTCGTCGCCCAACTGCTCGCCAAGCCGGCAACCCGGAGCGTATCACGCAATGTATGACAGTCAGGCAGCACCAGCACGGCGCTTTCCCTGGAACATTGACTAAACCAGCGTTTGCGACCAATGCGGCAATTGGCGCGTCCAGGGCAATCACTTGAAATGCAGCCGGCTGCGCCAGCTGCAGAACGCCCATCTACGTAGCCACAAGCCTAAACGGTAAGCAGCGTCCTCCAGAAGATGCGCTACCAGATACTTGGCCCGGAAACGGGCCTTTTTGTTTCCGATCGTCAGACTGTCGTTATACGAGTACAGCGTTAGGGGTTTACATGAGTGGGGTCGAAGCTCGCGGTAATTCCGTGAGAATCTATTTTCAATACAACGGCGAAAAATGCCGCGAATCGATACCAGGAGGAAACAAGCCGGCGACTGTGGCCCAGGCAAAACGCTTGCTCGCCATCATTGAATACGAGATTGAGTCCGGTTGCTTTGATTACGCACGCCACTTCCCCAACTCCGCTAGGCTGGTGGAAAACACCTTTGGTCACTACCTGGATCTGTGGTTGCGGATTAAAGCCAACAGCGTGGCAGCATCGAGTTATCGAGGTTACGCCAACAAGGCCGAGGTGCATGTACGGCCGCGCTGGGGCAAGGTGCAGATCAACGCGATCGATCACCTGGACCTGCAGGAGTGGATACAGGGCACGCTGTCCAAAACCCTGAAAAACAAGACCATCCGCGACATCATCAGCAATGTGCGCCAGGTGTTCAGGCTCTACCGTACCCGGATGAAAGTTGCTCACGATCCCACCGAGGGGTTGATGGTGCGCCTGCCTGACCCCGAGGCGCCCGACCCATTCACCCGGGCCGAAATTAAACAGATCCTGGAAACGCCGACCACGCGCACCTATGAGCTGCTGATGGTGCAGTTCATGTTATGGGCCGGCCCTCGGGTTTCTGAAACCATCGCTTTGGCGTGGGAAGACGTCGACCTGGAACAAGGTACGGTGACCTTTCGCCGATCGAAGGTGCGCGGCGCCTATCGCGTCACGAAAACCCGCCGCTCGATGCGCAAGGTTCGCCTGCTCGCTCCTGCTTGGGACGCGTTGCGCAAGATCGATGCACTGACTCGAAAGCGGAATGCGGAAACCGTGGAGATTGTTGAGCGGGATAACAAGACAGTACGCCGGCACACGCTGCACTTTGTTTTCTTGAACACCAAAAGCGGCCTGCCGCATGCCAACGATTTTGTTGTGCGGGACCGATTTTTCAAGGCTCACTTACTTGCGGCTGGGGTTCGTTATCGTGGACCTGGCCAGTGCCGGCACACGTACGCCAGTCAGTTGCTGACCACGGGCATTGCCTCAATTGACTGGATTGCCGAACAGATCGGCCATACCAACGGCAACATGATCCGCCAGCACTATGGGACATGGATTAACGAGGATGGACCCGACGTGGTTGGGATGCTGCAGCTGGCCTTGAAGCTTTCGCCGGTCAAAGCTCTACACTGAATCCTTTAATGCCTACGGCCTCCGCAAAACGGCCCACGGCTGTAAGGCTCGCCCAGATGCGCAACGGCTCACGCCGGGAGCGCACTGGGACCAGGCGGGACGTAGGACCACCCAGTCGCACGGACAGTGTCCACATCATGCTATCTCCCATAACCCTGCCCACGACCGCCTCCCGGATCACGTGTTGGCTGACCAAGACTTTCAGGGTGTCGGACTGAATCGCCTCAACGATCACGGTTTTAACTCCAAGCGACGAGATTCACCGACATTCTCAAAAGCTATGTAAAGAGCCTCAACCGTGGCCAGCGTTAGCGCCCGGGACGCTTCCAAACCCTCGACAAAGCCCTCAGCTCGTTCCATGGCCAAACGCAGAACCAATACATCCTCAGCGCAGCTCAAACGCTCCAGGTGACCAGTTGCCCGTGTACGTATCAGGTCCGGCAGGCTGACAACTGCGAGTGTGTCCAATGGATTCATGGCGTGGTGCTCATTAAGCGATCACCCGCAACCTGGTGAGCTATAGCGCGAGCCTTCCTGAGCTCTACGGCTGTAGGCAAGTCAATAACGCTGGCCTGCACCAAGGCGGCAAGCCAGCAAGTGGCGTGGTAATGCTTAACCGACAGTTGGTCCCAGTTGCCAGCCTGTTCAATATCATTCAATTGGTCGCGCCAGGCGTTTTGCAGTGGGCCTGACGGCAGTTCTGAGTGGCCGTAGTAGCGCCCAAGACGTGCTGGTTCATCACGACCGAAGACTCCGCTGTTCAGAAACAGTCTCTCTACAAGGCATGCAAAAGGGTGAGCGTAAAGCCAAGCCCAGGGATAGCGGTAGACCACGAGGGGGTGTAGTGGTTTCCGTGTTTTCACAAAAAGGCCCCCACACCGGGCGAAGGTGTGGGGGCCTTTTGAACATAAGCGGCGATATGTAAATTCCGTAAAGGGCTACATGTTGAAAATAAGCGATACCCGAAGATACCTGAAACTAGCAAACCAAAAACGATATATTCGCTGAGTTATGGTTTCGGAGCAGGAATTTTATCAACTATCATTTTCGCCAACTCTTGGACGTTGACGGGGTAATTATCAGAATTAATTCCTCCATTTTCCTGCACACCGAAAATCCTAGAAGCAACCTCAGATTTTATCTTATTCTGCTCATCACCCGGCAGCGTCGCGATATATGGCGTTATTGCCCTCAAGTCCATAGATATCCTTCTATTAACATGTTCTTGACTTCTATGCTTAGCAGACTCTCGAGCAAGATAAGCCGCTGGCACCGATAACGCTATTGCCGTAAAAACTTTGAATATAGCTTGTTTCCAATCCAATCCGCTGCTGAGAGATTCATATAATGCCAAACATAGAATACTCCCGGTCAGGGCCATGCATGCCAATGACCACCCTCTAAGTGCATTAGCAGATTTCCCTTCTAGCTCCGCAGTATTTGCGTAATCGATTAGCAGAATTTTGGAAGCGTTCTGACCCAGGAGCCCGTTAATTTGAGAATCGACTTCCTTACTCCGCTCCTGCGCTCCTTCCGCTATTTTTTCAGCCTTTCCAACCTCCTTAATCAGGTTATTCTTCAGCTCAAGAATTTCAGACTTTAATCTTTCTATGCTGACGTTAAGATTAGACACCTCATCCAAAGACTTTTTCGAACTTTCAGAGCTCTTCCTCTTTAACTCTTCAATCTCATTATTCCCTTTCGCGATGTCCCTTTCAAATGTTTCAATTTCTGATCTAAGTTTTGTTTGGAGTTCAAT